CCCTCCCTCGTTAGTTTAAGTTAAGCTAAGATTAGTTAGCAGAGTTTGTGATACCGTAAGTAACAACGTCAGAAGCAAAACCGTATTTAGCATCAGCAGTAAATCGCATAACTACACGAACATTGTCATCGCCTAACGTTTCTGCGGTATCAATAACACGAACTTCATTCATCTCATTTAACAAACCTGTTCCGAAATACAAGTTAGATTTTTGAGAAAGAAGAGCCGTGTTGTTATTAAGACCGTTAGCCATAAAAATACGAACACCATCAAAGTACAAGTCTCCAAGAACTTGATTAGTACCTTTGTTGTCGTAACCGTTAGCACCAAGACCTGAAGCACCAAAACCACCTAAAGCACGTACATAAGCACGGTAGATATTAGAAGAAACATAAAGAGTTAAGTCTTCTTGTCCGTAAAGAGCAGCAGGACAAGCGTCAACGATTTTACCAAGCTCAGTAATTACGTTAGCAGCGGTTACAGTAGTACCAGCAACTTCTTGAGCAGCAGGGAGGTTTGCGTCAGTAGTCAACTGAGTCATAATACCTGCAAACTGACCTGCAGTTGCGTTAACACCTTGCCAAATTGAAGTCTCCATACCTGCAGCAACTTTCTCAGCAGCGTGTGCGATTAAGAAGTCAGCGAAAGATTTAGGAAGAACGTCAAATGCAGAGTAACCCATTTGAATGGCATCCCAATCGCTGCGAAAGTCTGACTTGCACAATTGTAACGCAACTTGGAAGCTCTCTGGCTGTAATATCTTCTCTGTCAATGTGATAGTAGACGTAGGGTCAAAATCACAAGTAGCGTTTTTGATGATGTCATCAGTAGCAACGCGTTTGATAACTTGCTTATATTTGACGTTAGGCATAATAGTGATACCGCCTTTGTCGAGGGTTGGAGCAGACAATAAAGCTGCTGCGATGTACTTACCTGCGAACTCGCCTGCGTAAGTAGTAGTGATTGAAGTTGTTGTTGGCATTTCTTCGTTTAAATTAAATTATTAAATGTTATTGAATTTTTCAAGGATTGAATCCATTGTAGAACGACTGCGATTTTTAGCAAGGCGCATTACTTCTACTTTAGTTTCGTTTTCAGGGTTGAATGAAATAGGTTTAGGCTCTTCGCTCAATTCAACTGGTGCGACTTCTTCTGCAACTTCAGTAGATAAATTGAGTTGTGCTTTTAACTCTTCGTTTTCTTTTTTCAAGGCTTCGATTTCGCTAAAGAAAGATTCTTTAGTTACTGATTCGATGATTTTCTTTGCAGTAGGTGCAGCAGCCATTTCTTCTTCAGGCATCTTACCTGTTTCAACTTCGGCTTCAGGAGCTTCAACTTCTACCTCTACTTCTGCTTCAGCAGCTTCACGGATGTCAGCAATGATACCTTCTTCGATTACTACCAAGATGCGACCATCTTCTAACTCATAGTCACCTACAGGAAGTGCAATACGTTGTTCGTCTTCAGTTAGGATGAACACAGGTTGACCTGCTTCAAATACTTCTGCTTCAAGCATAGATACGCCATCAGTAAGGCGCATAGTTTCCAACTTTACTTCCATTCCAAGAAGTGTGCGGACTTTGTTTAAAATTGATTTTTCGTTCATAATTAAATTGATAAGATTTGTTTGATGTCTGATTCGTTTCTATCTAAAATTGCGATAGTGTCCTCAATGTTTGCAGTTAAGTTTACGATTTCTTTTGTTTGAGGAATGTCGTTAGGATTTAAACCGACTTCTCTTGCTTGTTTTGATATTTTTTCAATCAAAGCTACTGCTACTTTAATTTCTTCATTAGCATCATCTCTATCAGCAACCGCACCTAAATAGCCATCTTTTAAATCTCCTTGAACTTTTGCAAATGCAGAAAGAGCATTGACTGCTTTCTGTGTGGATTTCATAAAAGCACCATCAAGAGCCTTCATTCGGACAACCATTTGTTTAAGGTCATCAATTAAAGCTAATTCTACTTTGTGCGATTCGAGTTGCACCTCTTCTTTAAAGAGCTTGTTGTAAATTGATTTCTGTGTGTTCATACTATAATAACGTTTTTAGTTTGTGTTGTTGCGTTTTTATTTTTATGTTTGTCAAAAATTACGCTATGAAAGCAACACAAAAACAAGTAGAACAAGCAAAACATTTTTTAAGCGCAATTTCTATGCTTATAGATATGAAAGGAAAGAGTTATTATATGCCGCATATTCATTTGCTTTGGCAGGCTCTTTCGGAAGTAGAAATAGATAATTAAAAAACGCTATGGGATGGACAACACATTTTTGGAAGTGCAATAATTGTAATTACGAAACTGTTTACACAAGTAGACAAGCACATCCGAGTAAAAGTCATAAATGCAAAACAATAGAGCGTATGCAATTTGATATACATACATTTCAAAGAATGGATACTATTCTACATACAGGAGAAAGAGTAAAAGTAACTTGCGGAGACCAATATGAGTATTGGAAAAAAAGAGTAAATGACCGCATTAAGTACCTAACTCCTTTAATGAATGAAGTAAAAGAAAAAGGATTGAATCTTTGGTGTATATCTAAAGAGTTAAACGAGGAATGGATACTGCTAATTGAATCAGTTGAATACCATAATTTTTAAATACGAAAAAGGGGAGCAGTAAGCATCCCCTTTATTTTTTATAGTAGTTTATTTTATCCGTTTTGACGTACGATAGTTCTCACTCCGCTTACTTCAGTTGCGGTTACGTTGTTTCCTGTTCCTTCCGTCTTTCCGATGCCTTGTGCCTCTAAACTTCCGTCACAACATTTAGTTGAGTATGTTCCGTCTTCACATAGGCAACCTCTTTTGCTACCTGCACGAGGACTTGCTTTACTTGGTGTTTTAAATTTGTCTTTCATTTGTACGTGTTTTTGTAAAATATTATTATATTTGAGTATAATTAATTTAATCATATGGAATCAAAACAATTATTTCTAGGCGTGCTTCCTCATTGGAATCCTAATAATTCATATTTATTATTTGAGAAGATAATTGGAGAAACGTCATACGGAAGAATATTTACACGCTATAAAGTAGTTAAAAGATGGTCTGCTCAAGGTTGGGGAGAAGAAGGTATATTTACTGATTCACTTGTTGGAATTGAATACACCCCATCTGAGATTATTTTACTTTAAAGCCGATGCAATATCAGTTACATACTTTACACCTCTATACAAATCGTCTAATTCTTTTTTTGACTGAACATATGTTTTAGATTGGCTTGTGTCAAAACCTAATTCTTTTGCTCTTTTTTCAAAGTCAATTAAAGCTCCATCAAGGTTAGAAATTAATTTTATAGCTTTATCTTCTTTTTGTTTTAAAACCTGTTTTAAGGCATTGACTCTACCTGCCGTGTCTCCCAATAAATCATTAGCCAACGATACTGCATCTGCAAATAATTTATTCAAATCTTCTGCTTTTGCAAGTTCAATTTTTTCTGAAGATAAATTTACTTCCTCTGCGTTACGCTCCATCTGAGCGATTTTGTTTAAGATATTGTTCATAGTTTATTTGTTTCTAATTTGTTCTAATTTACGTTGCGCCCAAGCTACACCCTCATCGCCTCCCCAAGCTAACCAAGCGAGTCTGCCGCATCCGTCTCCGAGTTCTTTGTCAGAGTTTTGGCGGTGTCTCTCAAAGGCAGCCATTCGAGCGATTGTTTCTTCAGAAATAGCCTCTCCGTTTGCGAGTTGGTTTGCACGAGCCTTGCCAGTTGCAGTAAGGCAATCACCCCATCCATTTTCCTCAGCGTATCTAATAGCAATCTTTGCGTTCTCTTTAGCGGCTTCAGGATAGTCCGTGTATGATTCGAGTTTGAGTAAGTCTCTAAGTTGCTCGATAAGGTCTTGCTTTTTCTTTTGCTCTAATGACATTTCTAACTTGTCAGCGAAGTAACCCTCGATTGAGAAGCCTTTAACCTTGCCTGCTTTGACGTCATTCCACACCTCATCGTTATCGACTTTCATAGAAATCATCCAAGTTCCTTTTGGTAAGCTAAAGCCATACTTCTTAGATTTATCGTGTACTTCGTCTTCAATCAACCAAGACTCAACAACGGTCATTCCTTTGACTGCGTCCTTGTGTTCGTAGGTAGCGTTGGATTGGTTTCCGTTTTTAAAGAATAACTCCATAGCTTGGCGCACGGTGTCCTCCGAGAAGTAGATGTAGTATTCCTCTTTCTTTGCGTTTACACGATAGATTTTCTTGTTAGGGATAAGAGCAGCACCCATTAGGATACGCTTCTCTGCGTTTACTTCTTTGAGTTCTACTTCGTGTTTTGATAGTGCGATAAAGTTCTCCTCAATCGCAGGAGATTCGACTACACTCACGGCATCTATTCCGCTTTGTGAGTCCTTTTCGTCAATGATTAATTCGATAACTTGCATATCTATTCAACTTTAAAATGTTATAATGTTGCGTTTTTGATTCGGTTGCGGTCAAGTGCTTGAGCAGATGTAACCTCTCCTGAAACTACGAATGCTTGTACTGGCGTTTGCTGAATTTGAGCGAGCTGATTCATACCTGAGTTACCTACTACATTGAAAGATGGAGACATAGACGGTGTTGAGCCACCGCTACCACCACCAAGACTACCCGATGGAGAAGGAGAGCCACCGCCCTCAAACTTAGTTTTAGCGATTCCTGCAATTTGCAAGGCAGCAAAACCTCCTGCAATACTTGCGGCAATAGATTTTAATACAATACCACCTTTAGTTTCTGCAAACGTAGATAACACTGCGTTATAACCATCCATTGTAGCTGATGCAATATTAGCAGCCTTACGAATGTTAAATGCTCTTTTCTGACGCTTAACGTCTTCTCCTGCATTCATTTCTGCAATACTTGCAATTAGGTCAAGTCCTTTGATTGATAACTCTACCGATGTTTTTAAATTCTCTTTAAACTTACGTTGCTTTTCCGCTTCCGCCTCTTCAGTTTCTTTGATTCGTGCTAACTCAGCATCCGTTAAATCTTGTTGAAGTTGTAATTGTGCATCAAGAATTGATTGGTCGTATGCTTTTTGGTCTTCTATGTCTTTTTCCCTTTGTTCAGCTTTTTGATTGTTCCAATCAGTCCATCCCTCATCCATATCGGCTATAGATTCGTCAAAAGCCTTAACAGTACCATCAAAAGCTTTTGCATCAAGCTCTTGTTGCTCTTTGATTCGCTCTCTCCTTTTTTCTATTCGTTGATATTGTATGTCAGCTTCTTTTTCCTCAATAGCTAATCTTTGCTCAGTAACTCTTTGTGCTGAATCTAAATATGCCTTTTCTGCTGCTTCAAATTCTTTTGTACTTCCTGATTTAGACTTTTGTAAATAAACTCTTTTTAAAGCTTCTTCTTCTCTTTTTAGTGTTTCTAATCTATCTTTAGCTCCGTCTAATTCGATTTTATCTAATTCAGCTTGACTTGCTCCTCGTTTTTTGGCATTAGCAATATCCTGTCTAACACGATTATCTATTGTCAAAGACACTTTTTCAGTAAGTTCTCTTTGAGACTCTAATCTTTTATTAGTTTTTTCAAGTTGGTCATCAAGTTTCTTTTGTTGCTCTTCTGCGTCTTCAGTAGAAGACGAAAATAAACCCATTGCATTAGCAGCAAATCCTAACGCTACAACAAGTGCGCCTACACCAGTAGTAATTAATGCTCCTTTAAGAGTAGTTAGAGCAGTAATTGCTTGTGTTTTAATAGCAGTACCAAACGCAGTAATTGCAGGAATGGCTTCTCTCACTCCCTGAACACCTTGTGAAATTGCCATTGCAGATTGAACTTTCAATAACAATTTTTCTACCTGCTCTGATTCCGCTCCAAACGTACCCATCACGCCCTGCATCAATTCAAATCCTGCAGTTGCACCGCCTAAAGCACCACCAAGTTTTTGAGCCATTGTAGTAGCCGCAGCATCTACCGCCATATCAGTCTGAATCTGAACCTTACGATAGTTACCAACAGTCTCTAATAAGTCCTGATATTCTTTAGTTGCGGTTTGTCCTGCGTTGGCTAACTCATATAAGCGGTCTTCCGCCTCACCCATACGAGTTGTAAGAGGTTGTAAGTCGCCATATACCTCCTCGAAACTTGCAGAGACATCGTGAGTAGCTTTAGCGAGGTCATCCATCGCCTTAGTTGCGCCTTTGGTGTCTACGTTTATTTGTATGTTTTTAACCTCTGCCATTTCGTTTGTTTATGAGTTCTCTTTTACCTTGTTTAATTGCTTTCTTCAGAGACGTGTGTAGCTTGTATTTACCCTTTGCGATGTCTATGGCTTCCGTGTTTCCGTAGAAGTCATCTAACTGCAGCATTGCGACTATTTGTTGTATCATTGGAATATGTTAAAAAATTCTTCACTTGTTGAACCATCCGTGTAGGAGTAAGTAATACGAATTGTATACACCGTGCCTGCTGAGCCTGAAGGGATACCTATCTGAATTATCTGCGAACTTTCTACGGGATTTACTGAAAAGGTAACGTTTGTGTCCGTGCAAGATAGATTAGCCTCGTAAGAATCGTTTGGCAGGTTGATTGGATAGTTTACATTACCTCCTTCAGTTCCTGTTTTAGGTTGTGGGATAGTTGAATTTATAATCGGTCTGAAATCTAAAATCAACTGAAAATCTACATCACCAGTATTTAGGTTAGATTTCATTTCGTTAATTATGTAACGCTTATCTCGAATGATTAGCCTATCGTTTAGCTGAAGGTTTGTAAGTAGGCTTGTAGGTAGGTTCGTCTTTACATTGACTAATCGTTGCTTCAGATTGTAAAGGTTGTAAAGGTATGAAAAGTAATACTGACTGAACTGCGTATTTTGTACAGGATAATTGAGCATCGTTGATGTCTCAGGAGCAAAGTTTAGCGTTATGTCCGAATTGTTAAAAAACAAGTCTTGCCCGAATGGTGTGTAGGTTGTGATTGTTGAATGACCACCACCATCATTGACAAACTTAAAATCTGTTACTTGGTTGTCATATTGGTAAAATAAAACAGGCTTGGGTACGTATGGCGAAAATTCTCCGTTAAGCGAGTAGCCTAATTGTATGTCTTGCGTTCCGTTGTATTTAGTTTGTAGCAAGTTTTCAAAAGGAACTTCAATAGTGAACTCACCGCCATCGTAGTTATACTGGTAAGTCGTGTCTCCGTAGTTTCGGTTGTACGTTTGAGAGAAGTTCTTGTTTAAAAAGCACTCGGAATCTGTAAACTTAAATTGTATTTTTTTGTAAAGTGGCATACGCTCCATCTCGATGGAAGTTATGTCAGTATATTGCGAAATGTCTACGACTGCTCCTTTTGAATACCAATCATCTAACGGCTCTAACCAATACTCGTTATCCTTAACTGAGTAAATGGTCATATTGAACATCAGCATAATTCCTTTTAAGAAATCTGCTATCTTCATTACGGGAGCGTTGGCGGATAGGTCTAATTGTAAGGATGTAGCTAAAGACGAATAAGTTACCGTTAGGTAGTCCGTGTTTACAGAGCCTGTTGTTATGTAGTCAACTTCATAAACTAAATTAGAGCCTATTGTGTTTGTTCCTGTAGTTCGTATTTTGATAGTGTAGTCAACATCCAATCCTACCACCTGAGCAATATCTGCAATTGTGTAAGTGCCAGTTCCGAAACCTGTTATTGTGTTATATAAGTTTCCATTTTGGTAAATGTCGATAAAGTAATCGTCTGAGCTTGTAGTTGACGTAATATTATAAACTAATCGGTGTGTAATTACACCTGCGAGTTCGATAAAGTTTACCGTGTTAGTTGCGGATGTGTAGCGTTGTGTTAAATCGTAATTCGTAAACGTAGGAACAACAGAAGTAGAAGTTAGCGAGTAGCCGTAAGAAGTTTTTACAAGAGTTTCCTTTCCCTTGAACCATAAGAACAATTTAGTAAATCGCTCATCAGTTAAAAATGTGCCATTGAATGTGATTCCGTATTTCGCTTCGATGGCTTCAAGAATCTTAGTAACTCGCACCGCAGGGAATAATTCGTCTTTGTTTATCGCTCCTGAAGTGGTGTGAATATCGTTTTGAGTTAAGACGTTGACCAACCAGTTAGGGAAAGGTACATTAACAGGAATGCTTTGATACTCCCAAATGCGATTAGACGTGATTAGCGGGTACTTTACATCGTAAGCATTGGTATTGTCTTGGATGCGAGTAATAACTTGCGCAGAAGTAAAATTGTGCGATAATGCCGTATAGTTCAAATCAGACAGTAAATCCTCTCCGAACAAATCTTTAAGCGTTACGCCTTCTCCAAAGAAAGTTATTTTATAAGCCGATGGTTTTCCGTTTGTGATTACTGCTCCGTCAAGTTGTATCTTACCTTTTCTGAATGTAGTTAAGTCGATTTCTATAAATCCGTCTTTGCGTAGGTTCGGGTCAGTAGTTGCGTTGACATCTGATTGATACCAATGCTCAAAGATTGCGTTATTGTGAGAACTGGCAGGTACGGTAAATCCCTGCGAAAAGTCCGTATAGGTTTTGGATAGGTCTTGTACGTTTTGAATTGACGATGTTACGTTGATAGTCTCATCGTTGAAGAGTTCAATGCGCTGACCTTCGATGTATAGTTGTACGCTCCTGTTCATTACACTACTGAATTGATTGTATCGTATGCGTATTCAAATTCCATCTCGTAGCTAATCAAAGACGAGTTGATTGATTTCTTTAGGTCTACGGATTTAGTATTGAGCTTGGCAGCCTTCTTGTCAATCAAGATTCTTTCGCTTAACATCATTTGCTTAATAACCTCATTAAAGCTCTCAGATACCCAATCGGTATTTACTCGGATGGTTTCCTTTCCGTTGGCGTTGAAGACCTTTCTCTGACCTTCTTTAGTGTCGTATGCAGGGTAGGTATTAGGCATCAAATTATACTCCGTGTTTTCAACGCTCAATCCGTTGTAAGATGCTTTGAAAAACCATTCACGTTGCCAAGCACCAAACTTGTTTACAAAGTCAATTTGAACTGGTGTGTATTTACATTCTTCTTTAGGTACAAACGTAGCCGTGTATAAAACTGCGCCTGCACCTGTAACTATTTCTAATTTATTTCCTACTGCAGCATATGAAGCATAAACTCTTGGAACATCACGCCATACGTTGTTAGTTAATCCCGTAGTATTGGTTGCACCTGTAGATAGATTCGTGTATTTGACCGAGTTGCCACTACCAGTATAAAGCGTGAGCCATCCGTACTCGCCACCTAAATCATAGTTGTAAGTGTATGTAGATGAACTAAGCAAGTAGTTACCCAAAGCAGGATTAGAACCATCCAAATAGAATCCGTAGCCATCTAAGCCAAAGTGTGTTTGCGTAGAACCTACCTGAACAAAACTCGTGCTTACTTTCTTGAATAACTTTAGACCTACGTTGCACCATTGCGCTGAAGGAGTAGCCGTAATTACTGTTGTAATCGTTTGTAGCGATGCGTGTGAAATGTACTCTCTGATGTACGGAGAAACATCGTAGTAAGTTGCAGGATTGTTTGAAGACGGAATGAGTTTAGAAAGCGTATACTCAGGAGATGCAGGCATTGAGCCAGTACCATTCCAAAGATAGATTTCTAATTTCGTTTCTATTTGTCCTGTTTCGTTTATCGTTACGATGTAAGGACTCCTTGCGTTTATGTTAGCCATTTTGTTTTATTATTTGGTCTACTTGTTCATTGAATAACTTGATAGCGTCTAATCCGTATTTTTCTACGAGTTCCTCAGGTAGTCTTTTGTACGCAGCTTCGAATGGCTTAGTAAAAAACAAACTCGGTTTAATGCCGTTCATAAATACACTACGAGCAATGGCATAAGACAAACCCTTGCGACTTTTGAATTTACCGCTCGCATCTCTTGGCGTCAATCCTTTGCGAACTATCCACTTATCGAAAGCCTTAGGCGGTGGCATCTTTGATTTATAAGAATACGGCGTATTATACTTCTTTTTCTTACCTGACACCCCTGCGTCTTGGAACACTCCATAGCCTTCCATTGAGAAAGTCATTTCAAAGCTATTAGGATTTGCTTTAACGTTTCCTTTGATAGACTGATACAAGCGTTTAGACGAGTTCTTTTTAAGCCTCGAAAGGTTACGCCTTGATTGACTAACAACGTAGTCTCTAAAGCGTTCTAATTCCTTTTGGACTTCGCTCTTTTCCATTAGCAGATAGTAACCTCGTTAGGGATAAGCACATCAAAAGTCATAGTCCAACCAGCTAAGTAGTTTTCGAAACGCTCAGTAAATGGCTCACAGGTAGGATTGCCGTCTACTACGAATCCGTCATTCCATAAGTTACCGTGCAACATCATAGCATAAGCTCTATTTAAGACCTCAAGTTGAGTGTTCAGCACGTCTTGCTCGTTTGAGTTACCTCTGAAAATATCAGTAGTAGCCTTCTTGCTTATGTCTACAATGTCCATCGCTATTAAAGAGACGTTGAATCGTACGACATTGGTTTCAAATGATGCGTTGTTAATCATTACGTGTACAAGCGGAAAGATAGTCTGCTTGTTTAGGTCTACTTCAAAGATGTCTCCCTCAGTAACTGAGTTTACTATTGCATCTGATTCAAAGTGATAGCGTAGTGCTTCAGTTATGTCGTAAAATCCTTTCATCGTCTTAATTGTCTTTCAAGTTGTCTTCTTTCAATTTCGTTTTTTTGCTTCTCAAACGTGAGATAGGTGAGACACCGAGTAAGTCTTGATTTTGTGATTTCGTCAAACTTAGTGATGTCTCCTTTAGCGATTGCATAAAGCGACTGATACCATCCCCATCTTTTGCTAAATTGAGTTGTTTCGCTAAAGTCTGCGACAGGCTCTTGTCCTTCTTCATCTGCTTCTCCAAATAGTTCAGGGTAGCTTGCAGTAATTCTCTTTCTAAAGTCCAAAAAAAAAGCGAGGCTGAGATGCACACGTCTAATGGAGCAAATCGCATTAGTTCTTGCATATCTACGCTTGGGTCGTAGTCTTTGATGTCGTACTTTTCTCCCTTTCGTGTTTTGATAGGTCGGTACAACACCGCCATTGCTTTATGGAAGTTATCCCAACTCTGCAAATGAGAGTCTAAATCTACGTATTCACCAAACGTAATCTCTTCCAGTTCAGGAATGAAGCCAAACTCTAAATCTCCAATCTTAAATGTAGGTGTGAATTTAGGCTTCTGCTCAAACAATTTCGTGAAGTGTGCTATTAGTTCATTCAAGGAAGTGAGCTTTATCTTTGCTACCTCTGCTAATCGTATTCCGCAGAATATCTCCACCATCTTCTGAGCTATGAACTCTTCGTCAGTAGAGTCTCGTTGCACCTTCAAGAAGTCCTGATAGTGCTTTAGTGGTATTTCGTTTAGGTCAGTAGGAACTTTTATTTGTACTTCCATATTTATTTAACTTGTGATTCGTCTTTTTGTAGCACATAGGCATAAGCCTGAGCCAACATCTGAGTGTGTCTTCGCACATTGAACAGGTCATTGAACACAATCTGCACTTTTCTTCCTGTCTTATCTTTGATGTACTGCTCGACTACCCTAATCATTTTAGGCAGCTCATCGGATTGCGTATTGTCCATAGTTTGATTTTAGTCCGAGTGCTTCCATCTCGTGGTATCTTAAAGCATCGATAGCGTGATTGTAGTGGTCGATAGGTTTGTTCATCCTGACGCCTTGCTTGTCAACATCCCAACAATAACTCCTAAGTTCTTTGATGAGGTTTGTACTTGATTTGGTAACTAAGTATTCTTGTCTTTGCATTACGTCTATTCCGTAGTTGATAGAGTCTTTACCTTTCGTTACTCCTTTAATCGTCTTTCCGTAGCGTCTGATTTCTTCGATTGATTTAGGCTCGGAACTATCAGCGTAAATAACAACGCCTGATGGAAGTATCTTGGCGATGTCTGAGTTAACCATTCCTGTTCGGTAAACAATTTCGTTTACTATGCGCTTTCCGTTCCAATTGTAGATGCCTATCGCTGCCGTAGGGTCATTCGTGTAACCGAAGTCAAGTCCTATGCCTACCAACTTAGCCTCATCAGGTATTGTGTCTATCTCCTTCCAATTATTGAACACTACTCCCTCAAGACTACCTACCTCACCGAGTCCGTACACACGCCACCAATTTGCCCAGTAAGAACTCGTAGCTGCTTTCTCTCGGTTCTTTTCTATCTGACTAACGATTGATTCGTCTAATGCTTCGTTGTCTTTGTAGGTTAAGATTATGAAGTCCGTGTCAGGTTCGTCTTTTAGTTCCTTGTGTACCCAAAACTCATTAGCAGGATTAAAGTCCAAATAAACCTCACGCTTTGTACGGATAGCTAATTCGTTGTATGCTTCGAATGTTACGTTGTTGCACTCGTTAATGTACAGGATGTCACGTCTCGCACCTCGTAGCTTACTGGCATCGTCTGCTGAGAAGAACTCTATTGAACTGCCATTAGCGAAATCGTATTTAAGTAAGGTCTTATTGAACCT